ATACTACTCTCATCAGTAATTGTTGGTAATGTAACTGGCATAGGGTGACCTTTAGGGTAAATATACGCCTGTGTTGCATTGAATTCAGTATGAACACGTTTGTGCATCACATTAATATCCGACATTTTATTACTGAAGAATCTAACCTCGTAAGTTATATCAACGGCAGTTGGTTGTGGTATCTTATACACATCAATGCCAGTTCTGGAACCATCGTTTGATGGTACCTTATAATATGTGTAATGTCTATGTCCTGGTATGTTGGCTAATGCTGCTTGATTGGTTCCCTTCTGAATATCTGGATTCCTAACTATAGTAACGAACGGCATTTTGATATTCTTATACTCATCAGTGAATTTCCAAGTCTTTGTGAAGTCAGCATATCGTTGGATAGTTAGGAAAATAACTGGTACTTCCTCACCATCAATCTCAATTTGTAAATTTTTCTTTACGAAATCAATAAAAGATGAATCCATATCTTTAATGTGTACACCTTGAGGTAGAAAACCGTTATTATCAGATATATTATCTAGCAATTCTTGTCTACGTTCTTCCCCCACAACTTGCGGCACTAGCTTTAATTGTTTTCTAAATCCTTTTGGCATTATTCAGATGTAAATTCATTTTCGTCAACAGGTGCGCAATTCACAATCTTGTAAACACCCTTATAACCCATTATTGTATGTTGGTTATCATAATTCTTAATACCATCATTGGCAATGCTGAAGAATCTCATTTCAGTTTCAGTAACACCATACCCAATATAATCACCAGTAGTCAATTCTATATCAAGCTCATCCAAATGCGCTTGATATACGATAAACTTAAGATTACCATCTTGCAAATCTCTTAATGACCCAGCCGTAGCATTAAAGGTTTTGTTCTCAGCCTCTTCAACAATTGGCATGACACTAAGTACCACTGGCACCTTATATCCAACCTCACCCTTTCTAGCTTCATTATAAATATCGGTTGTTGTCATTTCTCGGTCAACCCGATATAACACAACAGTAAAACCACCGTCACCCTCTATAGCCTCTCTACCCATCTCAATCTCTAATTGAAAATCTTCGTCCGAGAACCACTTATTGATTCTATTTATAGGTACGATTTTATTACGTTTAGCCATAATCCTTTTTAGGTAAATATCTTTAGGATAGGTAAATGTTATAAAGACTTGATTTTTAATATAAAATGGCGTATATTTAACTCAGAATGATAGACTTAGACAACATTAAGGGAAGGAACGCTTTAATAAGATTGAACCTTTATGATGGACGCAACCCGTACCTAATAAAGCTTAAAGAAGAATACAAGCGTAAAGGGAAGATAGCGTTATCTAACACCCAAGAAGCGTACATAATGGATAATTATGACCGAGACCCTATCAAAATAGATAGAGTAATAACAATATCTGAATACTTGGGTGAAGAATTCAAGAAGAAGTATGAACTCAAATTCGTACCTGAAAGGATGTACGTTGGTTTCTGTCTGGCACAGACCGAAAAGTCTTACCACGTATACGGTAAACTAACCAAGAACCAAGTAGAGAATCGAATTTACTGGGTACCTAAAACTCAGGTGATGGAAGATTTGTTCTACACGCCTGTGAATATTGAGGTTGATTTCGATAAGTATACTGCGTTGGATAATATGGGTAGAGTCCCATATAACCACCAGATTGATGGTGTTAAGTTCCTATTGAGTAGAGATGGTTGTATTCTTGCTGATGATATGGGACTTGGGAAATGTATAAGTACCTCAGAATCAGTGTATTGCCCCACAGGTAAAGTTAAAATGGGTGATTTAGAGGTTGGTGATTATGTTATAGGTTCTAATGGTAAGAAAACCAAAGTAACTGGTGTTTACCCACAACCTAAAAAAGAATTATTTAAGATAACGTTTAACGATGGTTACTATACTACTTGTTGTAAAGAACATATGTGGAGTGTAACGTCTAATAACGGTAGTGTAAATAATAAAAATAGACCAGTTAAGTATTCAAATTTAACCATTGAACAAATGTTAGATAAGGATTTAGAGTTAGAACAAAAAGGTGTTGGTCACAATAAAAATAAGGTTTATAAATTTAAAACTTTCTATAAACAATCGAATGGTCAAAACAAATGGCAGATACCAATAGTACAACCAATAGAATTTGAAAATCATGATGCGTTACCAATAGATTCTTACCTATTAGGTGTTAGTTTGGGTGATGGTCATATTAAAGAAAATGGTGTTATTACCATCGAATTGGGTGATTATGATTTTGAAGAAATATTTGAAAATCAAGTATTGAACGAAATTAAAGGTGGGGTAAATAAAAGGAGAAACCAAATTAATACGTTAAGGGAAGAAATTATTGGACTTAATTTGAATGGTACGTTATCACACACTAAATTCATACCAGACGTATATAAATATTCATCTATTGAAAATCGAATCGCAATCCTCCAAGGTCTAATGGATACTGATGGTTATTGTGCTAAATCAGACAAAGGTATATTTGTTAGTACTGAATATTGTACCGTATCTAAACGATTAGCTGATGATGTTGTCGAAATTGTTCATAGTCTTGGTGGTATTGTTAGAATGCGAACTAAAATTGGTTCATATAAGAAGCCTGATGGTACTAAAGTCTTATGTAAGAAAGCCTACAGGCTCAACATTAAGTTTTCAAACGATATAAACCCATTTAGACTTAAGAGAAAAGCTAACGAATATAACCCACCACAAAAATATAAGGTGGGTAGATACATTAAAAATATAGAATCTATTGGTGATGGTGATAGTGTCTGTATTAAAGTTGATGCGGCTGATGAATTATTTACATTAAATCACGGTATCGTAACGCATAATACCTATCAAACTATCATCGCTGCATTAGAGGCTGGTGTTGAAAAGATTCTAATTATATGTCCATCATCGGTTAAGATAAACTGGAAACGAGAACTTAAAATGTTCGGTGAAACGGATATATCTATTGTAGATAGCGCCAGATGGAAGCCAGCCAAATGGACTATTATTAATTACGACATACTTAAAAACTTCCATACAATCACACCTAAAACTATAGCTGAAAGGGATGCTATCGAATATTATAATAGGGAAATTTGGAATGAAAATTATGGTTTAATAGTAGCTGATGAGGGTCATAAGCTGAAAGACCATAAAAGTAATAGGGGTGCTATAGTTGGTGAGTTGTCAAAGAACCCTGCAACAAAGCGTGTATGGTTATTAACTGGTACGCCTGTTGCCAACCGACCTAAAGACTTCTATAACCTCTTAAAACTCATTAAAAGCCCTCTAGCGGATAATTACCCATTCTACGTTAGACGTTACTGTGATGGTAAGATGCTACATAGAAGTATGGGTTCTGGAGATAATAAATGGGTTAAGAAAACGCTCATAGCCAACGGACACTCCAACCTAGATGAATTAGCTCTTAGGTCTAAGAATTACGTTATGCGTAGATTGAAGAAAGATGTGCTGGATATGCCAGATAAGATTGTCACACCAGTTCACCATGAACTAACCAAAGCTCAATGGGATGAATATAATTATCTTTGGGAAGACTACTTGGAGATGCGTAAGAAAGCTAAGAAAAAGGGTGGTGCTCCATCTAAAAACTTGGTTGAGGTTATATTACTTAGGAAATTCATTGCAATGACTGCGATTAAGCAAACAATCGAAATGGTTGAGGATGCTATCGATGAAGGTCAGAAGGTTGTTATATTCACAACCTTCAATGAGGAACAAGCAGAATTAGCTGAATATTTCGGTAAGAAGTGCGTAACTCATAATGGTTCTATGAGTGCAGCAGATAAACAAAAATCTGTCGATAAGTTCCAGAACAATAAAACAACTAAGGTTTTCATTGGTAACATTATTTCTGCTGGTGTTGGTATTACGCTGACTGAAGGTACAGTTGTAGTATTCAACTCGTTCGATTGGGTACCAGGAAATAATGAACAGGCTGAGGATAGAACTTATAGAATTGGTCAGAAGTTTACAGTCAATGTATATTATCAATTGTTTGACGACACAATCACAACTAAGATGTGGTATACCGTACAGAAGAAACGTGATGTTATTGACCAGATAATTGGAACTGGTTCAAATGACGATGTAGTTAATTTTGTTGATTTTGTGATTGAAGAGGATTAACCTAAGTCATTAATTATTAGGTTTCTCAAATAATCAGATTGACTTAAGTCTAATGATATTAAGCGCTCACTTAATTTACTATAAGTTGTAGTATCGATTCGTACTTGAACCACCTTTTCCTTGGATTTACGGGTCACTATTTTTATGGGTTCTAAGAATTCAGCATATAATTCTTGCCTAATCATCCTATCACTATTGAGTGCTCCCTTCATATCAGTCAACCACGATTCGTCTCTAGATGAAACATCATCCCATCTGATTCTAAATGGTTTGAAATCGTTCTCACCTGCTACTGCGCTAACATATATATCCCTAAAGGTTTCATAACCGTTTGGTGTAGATGCTAATATCATTTTACTCATAGGTTGTAATGCAGCTAAAGTGGCACCCATAGCCTCACCGAAACCATCAATAAAGGCACATTCATCGAAAATAATTTCGTCTGGAGTAAAACCTTTTATACTATTAGTAGCATTACTGCTTATTATTAATTCACTACCATTAGAAAGTATCAACCTATCACTGGCATTGTTCACAATGGTCTTATCAATATCCAAACCCCTATCGTTACAATAATTGGTTATTACGACTCTAACCAATTTAGCGAATCGTTTAGACATGAAATACTTATTAGCCACATAAATAACGACTTTAGGGTCATCAGTATACGAATGTAATAAAACCCAAGCTACGTAAGTGGCTAACATACTAGTAGTGAAAACCTGTCTAGGTTTTCTTATGATAGTAAACCTATTACGCCCCAAGTGCTTGAATAACTCTTCTTGATAATCATCCAATTCGAACGTAATGTATTCACCTTTAGTCATACTATACCCATAATGGTATAGATTTGCGAAGTCTAATAAATTCATTTGTATTACAATTTAAAATCGTTGTTATACAAATAAATATACGGGTGTGGTTGAAAGTGTTCTTTACAATTAAATTAAGTTTAGGTATATTTATAGACATGGTACGATTATACACAATGAAAGAATGTCCGTTTTGTGACGACATGAAGAAACAGTTAACCGAAAATGAGGTTAAGTTCGTTGAGCTTGATATTAACGATGCTAAGAATAAAGTTGAATTTACTAAGATTAAGGAAATCAGTAATGCTGATAGCGTACCAATACTTTTAGTTGGTAAACGTATCCTAGTACCAGAGCGTTCATTCAGGACAATCAAGGAAGGTGCTGAAATCACAAAGAAAATATTAGACGGTAAGCTGTAAGGTTTAGATATACTGCGATATTTATAGTTAAACACAATTACTATGGCAATATCAACAGCAGATAGAGACGACCTATTCAAAAAATTCAGACATTCAATGGGAGCACCATTGAGGAACATTGAATTAAAGGATGAAACCTTATGCACATTACTTGAAATCGCTATTGAGAATTATGCTCAATACGTGCAAGAATGGTTAATAGAACATCAATGGCAATCGTTATTAGGTGCTCAAATAAGCACAACAGATATGGCATTTGCATTGTCCGTTAGAGGATTGGATGCAGTTACTCAATACACATACGCATATTCAAAACAAGTAGGACTCCAAGCTAGAGGTCCTTGGGAATTAAAGAAGGATTATATTGAAATTGAAAACGGTAGGCAAGTATATCAAATACCTGCTGGTCGTGAAATAAATGAGGTTCTATATTTCACTCCACCTACAACTGACATGGCTTTGTTCGCTCACTATGCTGGACTTGATTATGGTTTCGGTGGTGGTTACGGGCAATTAGGTTCTGGTGGTGGAACTGGTGGTGGTGGTGGCGCAGGTGGAACTGGTGGTTACTACATCGCACCTGCATATGACATCCTATTAACAGCGCAAGACTTCAACCTTAAGAATAGAATTCTAAGGAGTGAAATGGTATATAAAGTTACCGCAGGACCTAACGGTACTAGGTTACTTCACCTACTATCAACACCTGGTTCTAAGCTTAGTTTTGGTCACGGACAGGGTGGTAAAGGTGGGTCAATAAATCTGACAGGTTGTCAAGTATGGTATCACTATTATGAAACTACATCAGACAATGTTGAAGATTGTAGAAGGGATAACCCAGACATTATTAAGATGCCTAATGAAGTGCCATTAGCTAAATTGGATTATGCTAACTTCAATGAACCAACCAAAGCAGTGGTACGTAAGTTGTTTATAGCAGAAGCTAAGAGAACTTTAGGTAGAACCAGAGGTAAATTTGGTGGCATTGTAGGTCCTCCTGAAGCAGAGCGTACCATGGATTATGATACATTGCTATCTGAAGGTAATGATGAAATTAAAGCTGAATTGGAACGGTTGGATGAAAGACTTAAAGGTTTATCATCCACAGCCCAATTAGAAAGGATGGCAAACGAATCTGAATATCTTAATCGTCATTTGAAACATAGACCGTTAGGTTTCTGGGTTTATTAAAACCCCCACTCATCTTCACTGTCATACATAGAAATGTCGTCAATAACTGGTACTGACTCGTTACCTAAACTATCTAGTAAGGTCATCCAGTGAGTATATTTATCAGCAGGTGTCATGGCGAAGAATTCGTCATACGTCATCTCAATAGCCTTATCTATCCAGAACTTACGCATGATATCGTCACTTACGAAGTCAAATCTTTCGTCAGATACAAACTCTAAGAATTCAACCCAGAATTCATATTTACTCTTCTTTTTGAATTCTCTAGTGTGATAGAATAGAACACCACTATAGTATTTAGCACGTGTTTCGGCATCCTTTCTAAAATTGAATAGAATATCTAAATCAGCTAATGGTACGTCCCACCTTATGGACTTAAATTGCCTAGTCGTAGTATCCAAATATGATACCCTTAATATTTCTTCTGGTAATTTACCGTATACTTCTAACCTAGTGATATCTTCCAATTCTAGCTTAATACTTTCCTCACGTATTAATTCAATTTCAGCATTAATTGAATCCCTACGTCTAACCCTTTCACGTTCAATGTAATCGGCTTTTATCTCCACCCAATCTTTAGGGTCAACTAGATAAGGAAGTTCATCAACTGAAATCCAGAATTTAATTTCCTTATCTTCCATCTTAAACAACCTCTCATCGATATCATCTTGGTCTTTTTCTTCAATTGGTTGATTACTGACCAATTCACATTGACTTTCAG